GAGGTCTTGCAAGGAAAACTTAATATCATCCCCAGTTGTCACTGTTGGGAAGACCACATGCACTTGTTTAATATCACCGGCTTGTGGACACACGATGAGGAACGAATTTTTGTCGGCCCCTGAATTCATCGCGTTAGACTCGTTCACACCTGTCAAGACAGATAAGGTTCCCATCGTATAAGGGAAATGTGGAAACTCGATTCTCGCACCAACTAACTCTACGTTTGCCATTCTTTCTCCTTATGCGAATTTTTCTGCGTCGATTGCAATCGTAAATGTCATGATCTGTGTTGCGTCATTATTATCGAACAACATATGTAACTCTGCTGTTGTATCTTTATCAATGTAGAACACAACCATTTGATCGGTAAAGACTCCACTATCGGCTGTTGAATCAATAGCATCAACGCTATACAGAAGATCCGCAGCCACTTTGGTATCCTTGGCATACATGCGAACGTCATACGTGCCTGTTGAGACTCCACCTGTTTCCGTGATCGTGATTTTATACATGATCCCTCGGTCGAGGAAACTCGTCAAGTCAAATGCCACGTTGTTTGTGTTTGCGGCAACCACATTACCCGCATTACTGAAGTTTAAGGTACTTGATCCTCCACCACCTGCCGCAATGATTGCGAAGGTACGTTCATCCGTCACGGTGGTAATCACTCCACTGGCGGTCACCACGGTGTACAGAGGAATTTGCCCAGCGGTGAAGCCTACAATGTTATCGGTGACAACTCCAGAGGAATCCACTTCAATAAAACTCGTATCGTTGTCGGCCAACGCTGTCGTCCCTGCTACGGTGTCGGTGATGACATTGTCATTTCGAACCGAGCCAGCGAAGTACCCGAAGGTCAAACCTGTCGTGGTACCGATGTCCTGCTTATAATCTTTTCCAGCGGTGTCTACGTTGAGTTCGATATCCTCAAGCCGTGCGCCGACAGAGGTAAAGCTTGAGCCTGTCGCAGTGGAGGACAACATGTCGTTGTAATCGTCACCGTCGAACAGGATGTCCACCAGCAAGGTGACTGCGGAAATGACATCTCCGGCTGTGGCCCACACAAAACTGTACAGTGAGGTTGGGGTCGAGGAGGTTGTGACGTTCGGGATACCCAGTCCGTCCACATTCAGATACAACGTCCCGTCGGCAAAGGCAGTCAAGTCAATGGCACTGGTTGTCGCCTTGGCTGCGAAGAACAAATTGATCCAGGCGGCACCGGCTGGCACTGTCATAATATTGGAGGGGGCAGTGAGCGGTGGCTCATATGACCCAGTTCCAATGATACCGTCACGGTCAAAAATTTGCTGCAACCCGAGGGGCACCTCTGCGGAAGCCCCAGCAGTTGAACCGAGAGCAGTTAACAACTGGTTCACAGCGTCTTCTAAGGACGTGTAATTCGCGTTATGGTCTGTGATGTACTGCGTACCGGCTAAACCGGAAAAGTCTTTAACAAGAGTAATAGCCATGTTAATCCTTAAGGAAAGATGAAGGTGATAAGGGAGCCAGCCTGGTCGAATTTACCAGAGGTGCCATAAGGGATGGTTCCGTAGGTTCCACCAAGTGTGCTGATCTCTTCATATGTGAGTGCCCGAATAACCGTCCCAAAGACCACAGGAGCACCCACAATCGGAACTCCGGCTGTGATGGTCACTAAACAGATCGAAGTCGTTCCAGGGGCATATTTGGCCAAACCTGTCACTACGTATCTCTGGTCCTTCTGTCGTCGCTTCAGAGCAACCTGTGTCCCAATATCAGCACTAAACACCCCACGGGACGGATCATTGATCACAGCCCCGATAATGGTGTTATCTGATGGGACGTTCGGATTGGAGGCACTAATCTGTAGATCTACATCCACAACCCAGGCAAAGCTGGTCAGGCTGGTGTCCCACAATTGGTAGACTGGACTCACCACCACACCGATTTGCTCACCGTTTGCTCGGTCGAGTTTAACATCAATGATGGTCAGTAAGCTCATACGGATGTCCTCACACCACCAAGAGATGTCGCGTGTGCTGCACCACGTTGTAATTGTCTCCCAGCATCTAAGACGAAGAACTTGAGTGCCCCAGGGAGTTCCAAAATATCACCACGTTCAATCCGTGGATCGTACTGGATCACCAGATTACGTGGGTTCAGCTTCGATTGTTCAAAGAGTAATTCCTGTAGGGCTAGACTATGGGCATGCTCCTCGGTAGAGATAAACTCATTACGAATCTCTAACGTGACCTCTTCCCAAAAGAGAATGTTGTCCATCAAGGCTATTGCTCTCTTTTCTAAGAAGGCAAAGTCGTACGGAACACCCTCAACCTCGTAGACACCGGTGCCCAAGATCATCAGGGCAATCATGACGGCGACAATACCTGCGGCTTCCACGAGACGACCGAGAGGAATGGTGACACCGGTACCTGTCGGTCCAACCTGTACCGTGTCTGGGAGTGCGGCAGACGTAAGCACTGCGGCAATACCGGCCACGGCCAACCCAGACACAAACGCATCCACGTCAATCACTAACTCCCCGCCAAACTCATCATCGATGACTAGCGTTTCTGACCCAATACTGATACCTAAATCGTTCTGATTAATGGAGGTCTTGGTCACCAGCTTCACCTGATCGGCCCGTTGTTTCCCATCATCCGAATATTTGACATCGAGTTTAATTTGCTTATCGAAGAAACCTGCTGTGACGTTCGCCGTACCCAGTGAGGCTCTCGCCCCATCCACTCGTGTGAGCACATTATCCAGGTAGGTCACAATGACTTTGTTGACCACTTGGGTTTCGGTCCCAGGTTGGGTGTACGAGTTGATCCGGTCATTGGTGAGTGTGAGAACTGGTGCTCGATCAACCGTCAAAGGATAGGTCGCTAACTGCCCATTACCATTAAACCATAAGCGTAACAGACCACCTTGCGTCAGGCCGACCAGACCCTCCCATGGTGAAATATTCACGATCTGATTGATTTGTTTGTCAAAGAGAAAGTTCCATGTCGTGGGCGTCAAGACTTCAACGTCCTCCAACGACATAATGGTTTTGGCAATGTCATTAAACAGTACGGAGTAATCTGTACCGATTGTATATTGTTTGGATGTGATAAACCGTCTGTGCCATGCCTGATTCGATTCACGAGACTGGACAGAAATTGTGGCTTGCGGATTCGTCCCTCGTACTAAGTTCCATGTGTACGTACCTTGAATGATACCTGTGAAGGTCGGAAGCCACTGCGATTCGGCTACGTCACTAAACCCTTCATGTAATCGAATACCGCGACCCTGAAGAATATTCACAGTCAAGTCGCCGGAGTCAGGGTGAAACCGTAAGATTTCATCAGCAATAGCGAACGTCAATTTGTCGTAGCTCCACCTCACCTCACTCAGGTATGGTGTCAAATCGAACGGAGTTTGCACGGACGTTCCATCAATAATAGAACCCCACGTTTCCCCTGTGTCCGATGAGATATCATAACTGAGCACTTTGAAATCAGGTCTGTGATGCCCCGATTCAATGGCTGCGGCCATCGCTGCACTGGATGCAATCATAATTTATACTTCCGAAATGATCTTAAATTTGAGCACCACTGACCCCAGCATGTAGAGGGCCAGAGTTGAAAGATAGTCGTAGGTGAGTTCTGATCCACCAGAAGTCAATGACTCAATCAAAATGTTGTACGTAGCTGTGGTGCGGTCCTTCGGCTCCCAGACAATGAACCCACTGGCTGGTGGGTTCTGATAATAGTTGACCAACTGTCTGAAAAACCCGAGGTCCATCGATGCGATCTTATCTGATCCTTCCCAGATCTCTGTAATGGAACCATCTTTAGCGTAACCTGGCCAAGACGTAATCCGATTATCAGTAATTGTGGGCAAGCCAATGGCGGTGGGTTTCTTGTCCACAGGTGACGTATCGAAGTTCACCGTCTTGGTTGGGTTATGCGAATATTTAATGAGTGCGAATGATGTGTTCGGATACACCAGGCAGCGGCACTCAAGTGAACCAATAATCTGTGGTTGAATTGTAAATGTTGAGATCGTCTCAACCCCTACTGCATCAGCAATGGTGAGAATGGTGCTACCTGTGATTGTTGACATTAATAGATCCCCTCGTACCAATCTTCGTCTTGAAAGTCATTGTCATACATCGTTATACCTCTACTGCGTTTGTGATGGTGTCTGAACCTGGCGAAGCCGGAGCACCGTAGTCAATCATAAAAGACCCATTAGCACCTAGTGCGGGATGTGGACTGAAGACGATACCGGAACCACTGTTGGTCACAGTCACGATTTTACCGATGCCCGCTTCTCCATGATCTCCTAACACATGTGAGATGAGTTTCACACGTTCATTCACTCTCACCACCCTTAATGGGACAGGGTCCGTGATGACCGTCGCGGCTGGTATCATCTTAAAGAATTCAATAACATCCTCGTTCGCCCCTGTCGTAGCGTTCACTGCCCGTTGATGATACACGGCAAGTATCTTTCTTCGTGTATCGAATGCAAACTCTACTTCATTATCTGTTCCGGCAATAGGCTGGATCGTGATGTAATTTTCCACTGTTCCAAGAGACACGTCCACCTTGACCACATCAAACTGATTGGTCACAGGGGTGTCTAAGATGATATACGCAATGTTGTCTGACTCATAGAGTGTCTTCAGTGTGACATTCTCATTCGGATATGCGATCTCATGAATCAGGGTCGTGGTGTCATAGTTCCAAATTTGCAGACTTGCAGCCAGCGTAATGGAAATGTAGGACAAGGTACGATTAATGTGGAAGTTGTTCGCAGACAAACTCCCATACTCTGAGCCAATAGCCACGGGGTTGGCAATTTGTGTCGCACTGGGAATACCCGTAATGTTGTCAACCTCAAGAATAGAATTCGATGGACTGGCTGGTGGGCCGCTGGCGAGGCGATAAATATAACACAGGTTGTACGATCCCAGTGTCACATGTCTATTATTAAAATTGAGGGCTTGTCCTCCGACTTTCGTGGCGTCTCCGGTTTCTGGATTAATGGTAATCAGTTGGTGTGAGTTCCCCAGACCTGCAATACCGACCTCGGTAAATGTCCCTTGCAACCTATACACATCATTGGTATAGTCGTACCAAAATGCTTGTGGCCCTGCTGCCTGGTACCACTCCTGTCGGTACAAACGTGGCGGCGTACACAGTGAGCCGTTCGAGAGTGCCTCATCACCAGGCTGACACAGGTCGAACTGGAATGGCACGTTTTTCGTGAGCAATAATTCAATCATACTAACACCGTGGCTGTAATAAGTTCGTCGTCGCCTATCATCCAATCAAGTCCTGGTGGACAATACGTTGTAGTAGCAACTCCGAGTCCGTTTGTCTTGGACTGCGCTGGGGAGACTATGCCTTTGGCTGGGCCTAAACCTGGATTCTCGACCACGGTCCAATCGACCAATACGTCCGGCACAAGTTCTCCGTCTGCCCCTGTCACAATGACTGACATGGTCTCTGCAGTATACCGTAGAGAGGAGCCTGGTGAAGCAACAGGATTCGAAACTGCGGCTGGCTCGACATTCTCTTCCCATAATTGTAATCGATCATCAGATGCACGAATCGTTAAGAAATTTCTATGAACAAAGTCAAAGGCAATCGCACTGAATAACGTCACGTATGAATCTAACACCAACACTTTTGTGACCCAATCCCACACCCTAATACGACCGGTGTTTGAGGCGACGAAGCCAATGTTGTTGCCACCCATGAGCATTGGTGCGAAGTCTTGTAGATCTGGACCGGATGGGAACACGGCGAAGTCACCGTCACTAGCTCCCGTAATCACATCGAATTGGCGTGCGTTCTTGGCGCTAAATCCTTTGATGTATTTATGCGTTCCGTCTGGCTCACGCCAGAACACGGAATCGTTACTCCAATCGCCTGTGGCAATCCCTGTGGTGAGCGGCCTATTCAGATCAAATGTCCACGTAATGGGATGAATGGCATATGCCTTCACCCGTGTGTCAGACCACAAGTACAACTCCGTGTCCGCATCAACGGAAGCGGCATGATGCATCTGTTCTGCGTTCGCCCCATTGGTCCCCATTTCAATCAGTGTTCCGTCACGGTACACCTTACGAATGATGTCCAACTCCGAGGTCAGGTTGTACCCATGAAACACATCAATGCTGGGCATATAAATTAACTGTGACGTAGCCTGGGAGTCCGTCACTTTGGTACCGGTATAGACGAGCCTGAGCATTATAATAGAACCTTATCCATTATCTCTTTCATATTGTTGTCACCTTAATGGTTACGGCTGTCCCCACGTCACCTGGTGTGACAGAAGACGTGTATTGATTCGTCGTGACACCATCCCCATCTGTTAACAGTATCACATCGCTCAACGAACCCACACCTCCGGCAACAATCTCCCAATAGGTGCAGACCCCTGCAGCCCCTATGTAGGTAATCTGCATGCCATCATTGATCGTCGGTTGTTTCTGTAGGTTTAATTGTGCCATTACACTTGTAAGGCGGTCTGTGAAAATAAGCTCTGGACCTGTGCGGTAATGGCCTGTGCCAATTCATTTGGATCAAGCCCTAATGACAACCCAGCCAGTCCTCGTGTATTCAATTCAATTTGTGAGAGAATCGCGTTCGTGGGAATCATGGCCTCCTGCAGACCATTGTTGATCTCTGCAATAGCAATGTTCTGGTCTCCACCAATCAAGCCTCGTGTCTGGACATTGCTCTGGTCTACTCCACCACTTCCACCACCGGTAGCTTCGAAGTCACCTTTATTCCCTGAACGTGAGAGCACAGCGATAAGTAACCCAAACCCAAGTAGTAAGCCCTGAGCCGCACGTTGCGCCCCTGCTGCAGCATCGTCCGCACCTTTGCCCAAGGCGGTGAACACTTTCTTCAATCCATCTGTCACTGTGCTTTTGATCTCATCAATGAGACCCTTCAGACCGGCTGTGATGAAGTCTTTCGAAATCGTCGTTGCCAAATCCCTAAATTTAAACGCCCCCTCAAGCAGCCCATCAATCAGTGTGGCGAACGTGGCATCAATAGCTGCGGTCACGGCATCGATCTGTGGCTTGATGGCTTTGTTAATATTGATTTCCGCTTGCTGTGTATTGAACGTAGTCCGATCTGCTTGGCTCGTATTCTGATCTGCGAACTGTGCCTGCGCCCTATCACCCTGTTGTGTGATGCGAGTGACTCGTTCTGCATTCGTTTCTCCACCGAACGCTGCTAGTCCAGCCTGACGATCCTCAAGTTGTTCTGTGTGAAGACGGTTCTGTTCCTTGATAATTCCTAAGTCTTTTTCATCTTCGACACGCCCTCGTGTTTTCAGATTCAAGATGTCACGGAGTAAGGCTTCTGTCTCGGTCCGTGCGCTGTTCTCCAAACCAGTCGCTTCTTTTTGCTCATCATCTGTCAGTTTGCTCAAACTTGCAATGGTCACTTCTGTCGCCAGGAGTTTCTTCAACTCCACGCCTTCCTCGGCGGTCAACCTCTTTTCTTTTTGCAGGGTCGCAATACGACCCTCCCGTGCTCTCTCTGCTGCTGGTAAGGCTTCTGTGCCACGTTGCTTGGCCTGTAGTGCAATCAGTTCGATTTGCCGTCTGGCTAAGTCCTCAACTGCCTGCTTACGTTGTTGGATCACAGCAATCTGTCTGGCGAGATCCTCACGCCGTAACAACTGCTGACGAGAGAAGAACTCTCGACCAGAGGCCGTTCGGGTTTTCAGTGCGGCTTCATTTTGTGCTGTCGCAATATCAGAGGCGGACTTCTGCTGTTGTAATTCTCTGGTTCGTGCTGCCTCAAGAATCGCCTCTCGTGCCTTCAACTGTCGAGTGATCTTCTCACGATCAATGGTGACCGGAGAAATCCCTTCTGTGAAGTCTCCTTCACTTCTCTTGGGAATCGCTGTCCCTTTCGACAACTCTCTGATTTTTTTCAGAAGGTCATCGGCACCCTGTGCGGCTGATCCTGTAAAGGCGGCTGCGGCTCGGTCGGTTCCTTTTGAGAGTCTCTCTAATCCTTTGACGAAGGCTTCAGAAAAGGTTTCACCGACATCACTCGTTCGTTCGTCAACAAACTTCTTCCCCTCAGGGGTTCGACTGATATTTTCTTCACCGGTTCGAACATCAACCCTGGCTGCTACGATCTTCTGCCTAATCTCCTCAATTTCCTTAAGGAGTTTGATCAACTCTTTCGCTTCCTGCTCTGACCGCTTATCCAGTCCGATGAGAAACAAGGCTTCATTTGTCTTGAAATCAGCAGACTTCTTTAAGGCTAAGACCTTGTTCTCAAGGTTTTGGAGATCTCCGGCAGCTTTACTCAGGTCAAATCCACCTGAAAAGAACGCTCCAATTCGCTCAAAGAGTTGTCCGATAACTCGCGCAATGCGTTCTAAGGCTCTCAGAAACAGGTTAAACCCGATAGAGAGCAAGTTGACCAGGGTATTGAGTGTTGATCCAAAGGCACTGGTATCGCCTGACAGTGTGGCTACGCCTGTACTAATCCCTAGCAGGATACCCAACGGCCCACGTTTCAGTAATTTGGTCGTGAGGATGATCCCTGTGGCAAATTGAGCCATATCGTTACCAGCGATATTCAGGATCGTCGCACTAATGGTTTCTAGGATGCCCAGCGTGAAGTCCCAAGCCTCACCAATCTTGTTCTTAATGAAGATCCCAACCTGGATAATCTGGTCACGTTGATCGATAATCAGGTTGTTGATACTGGTGATCGTGGAGACCACCCCATCGAAGGTATCTTGGAAAATGTTCCGTGAAAGAATATTAAACAATGACGCGAAGGTGGCTGTGACTGAACTCAGTGTCCGCCTAATAGCAGGACCGGCTGCACTCAGACCTTCGAGGAACGGTTCGAATGGTTTCAAGCTTCCTGTGGCTCTGACTTCCTTGGACAACTGTCCAATGTCCACACCACGAGCCTGTAACGCTTTACCAAACGCTGTGGTTGTTCGGACGTTCCCATCAAGGATGGCCCTAAGTTCCTGCTGAATCTGTATCTGTGTGTTCTGTCCACCTGTCAACAACTTAATCTGGTCAGTGATCTTACCAAGTGTCTCGAACTCTTCTTCACGAACGACCACACCACGTTGCGCCAGAGTGTTAAATGCTAACTGTAATTCTTGACCCGTCGAGAAGAATCGTGCGGCCACAATCTCTAACTTCTCAAATGTAGCGAGGGCGGCTTCAAGGTTCTGATTAAAGATCTCACCACTGGTTCCTTGACCACCTTTGGCAATACCGGAGATGGCTGACGCCGTACCAATTGCGGCGACTTGGAACTCATCAATCTGTCGAAGGATGGCTCCAAAGGTACTGTTGAAAATGTTGGCTAACGTCTGTACGGCGAACGCCATCAACGCAAATTTGGCTACCAACAATGTGAGAGGCTGTGACTGCTTACGCAGTGCGGCTGACGCCCTATTGGTTGCGGCGGTCTTCCGACGCTCTGCAGCTTCTGCCTGACTTGCTAATGTGGCACGTTGCTTCCCTAGTGCCAGGGATTGTTTATGTAGAGTCGCTTGTGCTTCCTGAGTCTGTTTGAATGATTGCCGTAGACCAGTCTGCTCCTTTGACTGAGCTTGAGTGTTAATCCTTGCCAATGCTGCCTGGGTAAAATTCCCCTCTTTGTTGACATCTTTCAGAGGAGTCCCAACCGGTGCGCCACGAGTGGGGGCTTTGTCTAGCCCAAAGAATTGTGCCCTATCATTCTTTGGTGTCCGTACCGGTGTCGTTGCCGCCCGTCCGAATGGGCCTCGACCACCTGTACCCTGCGGAATAATTCGTGCCTGCTTCAGTAGCACCATCTGCTTGCGTAGCAGACTCGTCGTTTGACGGATCTGTGTCTGCATGATTTTTTGCGAAGCGACGCCCACACGCCCAAGGCGAACAAACGCACTGGTCAATAGACGAACGGCGTTACGTTGAAGATTTAGTTGTGTCTTGCTTTTGGCCGCACCACTCCGTACAACTTTTTGGGATTTGTTGCTGGCTGACTGTATCTGCTTAAACCTTTCGCGGAGTTTTTCTAGCGTTTTGAGAAACGCTTTGTCATCCCCTACGAGTTTAACTTGTACTTGATCTGCCATTACTTCCTCGGTGTTAAGAGCTTCATCAATTGGTCTGTCGCATCATCCATGTTCTTTGAACGTTTCACTGGATACATGCGGTCCATGTACTTCTTCATAATCTTGCCTTTGCCCTTATTAAAAGCACTGTCAAGACTTTGCAGGACTGCTGACAAGACACCATTCGTAAGATTCACATGGGTGTCTCGATCATTTTCTCGTGCGGCTTTGGTGAGGTCATTAAGTGTTGAGATAGGATACACGCATAACAGATCATGAAGCGTATGACCGCGAGCCACCATAAATTCTAAGCTGGCGGTAAACGGATCATCGGACTCGTACCTGCCCCTGGGTTTTAGCTTGGGGCGTTTACGAAAAAATCCATGACATGTTCCATGTTCTTCCTGAGAATCGCCAACGACAATTGAATAGCTACTGGCCATTTCAATGCGGCGAAGTCTTCCTCGGTCTTTGCTGGGCAGGAGATTTTAATGAGGTTGGGCATGATCGGAACAAGAGCGTTCGTCATGGCGGGGAGATGTGCAGTCACACCTTCTGGTGTACTGAATGTTTCGAGTGAGGCACCATCGGCTAACAGGGCATCAACGATTGTTTTCACATCTGGATAGAGTTGACAAAATTGCTGGGTGGTCCATTCTGTGACTGGGTAACCACCCAATTCAGACCGGTCCATAAAGGAAGTGATACCTGCGGTTTCTTCTTTTTGTGTTTTTGCTTTGACTTTAGCAGACATGATAGATTCCCCCTAAAATTAAAAATGGTAGCGGAGACTCCCGTCCCAGACGGGGCAGGAGTCCCACTCTTAGTCTACCTTACGGAAACACTGTCACAGTACCGAATGGATTGACGGTATCCACGGCACTGTTGTCCAATACGACCAATGACAACGGAATCGTTTGGAAATCCGAATCATCAAGATCCATGGCACCGTTGTTGTTCAATTGGCATCGTGGGAACGTCATTTCCCAATGCGTACCTCGTCCGCTTTGAGGGTTGTTCACGAATCGTGCACTCCCCTCAATCACAGATTGTTCAGCGATACCAAACGTCTGAGACGTAAACGTCACGTATGTGAAGCTCACCATGAACTCTTCGGCTGGCTCTAAAATGCCTGCGGCGATTCGGCGAACCGAACCGTTCTTGGTAGAACCGGCACCTGAAGCTTGACCTGGATCAACTCCAAAGTCAGTATGTTCAACTAAAGCCTGTCGGCCAATGGAGAAATATGTAGGTGGAATAGTGATCGTTGTTGGTTCGGCAAACCGAATCCAATACGCTGACACACCGTTCACTGTCGTCAAAGCCCAGTCAACAGGCAGGGTGTAGGTTAACACACCATCAGCTTGCTGATTTGAGGTACCGTCAGAAAGACCAACCGAAATATCCGTCCAGGCTGCTCCGTTCCAATATTCGTAGTCAATCGTGGTCGTACCTGTACCGAGAGTGTCCAGTTGGAAATCAACTTCGCTGAACTGGGAAAGTTTCCCGATGTACATGAAGTCTGTCACTGGTGTCACTATCCCTGTAAAGGCTACACCGGCTGCGGTATCGGCTTCCACGGAGTTGTCAACAAACGTGACATTATCTGCTGTCATAAACACGTAGTCCACGAACTGTCTGGCGGAGACTGCAGTCAGCCCTGGTTTTTCAACCGAGACAAACTCTTCCACCAAAGACGTTTCTTTTTGATCAACGATGGCTGCGGTGCCTGCACCAACACTAGAAATCGACGCTCCTTTGAAGAAGTAGCGAAGATTGTCAACATTAATTTCATCAATTTCGAAATCAATCTGGGCGTTTTCTTCTACCGTAAAGATCTTGTCTTTCCGACGAATCCCAGACTTGTTGGTAAAATGCTCAATTTCATCTGATTCCCTGTCCACCGAGACGCTATCGCCTACGATGTTACCCAAGGCTCGTTCCACTCCACCAGTTTCTGTGAAAAACACACAGACTCCACCAGGGATGGTAATGTCGTCAATTGCGGGCATAATTATCTCCTTTAGTTTTTACTTAGAAATGTCAGTCGAGAACGCATCTCCACGTTTATGGAGATACTTGACCTTAATCGTGAATAGAAGTTCTCCGTACGTCTCACTTGACGCAGATCGCTCCGTACTCACTTCTTCTACATCGGCAATGACTTTGTTCCCAGAGTTGATTGACAGATATAACGCCGCATGGAGTTTTGCCTGAATCACGTCAGCGTAATCGCTGAACTCAAGATTGCCTGTAGACGCATCCATAACCGTTAAATCGATAAACACAACAATGGCGATTTCCATTGTCCCGATCATCCAGGTTCCGTTCCGTGCTCTTTGCTCTGGCAGCACGTCATAGATATACGCAGCCGGTAGTGGGACCGTTTGCGGATCATTTGGTCTGGGTTGAGTTCTCTTCACTGTCTTCAGATCTGGTATTGTGGACAACGC